GCTGTCCAACCACCATACAAGTTAAAACGATCATCATCGTTTCCTCGAATCATAGCAGGAATCAAATCATCTTTTAATTGATCCCAATCTGGAGCGCCTACTATTTCAGAATCACTATCGATCTTTTTAAGATTCTGATCTATATTATTCCAGAGTTTTTCTACTTCTCTATCGTTTTTAACTTTTGCCATAGTATACTTTATTATATTTTAGCAAAATATAAATAAATATGCTTTCTGAACATTTAAAACTTGTATATGAAATGGCCCTGGCCTCTAAAGCTATGCAAGATAGACATTTAAAGGATTATAAAGATCCAGATAGATTTTTCGGCAAGGGGGAGCATTGGTTCTTACATTTAAGCAATACAAAAGGCCTAAATTTAAATAATTTAAAAATAACCCCTTTAAAAAATAGTTCAAGTTTTGACATTAAACCTCGAGGTGGATTTTGGGCTGCCGCAAGAACGCAGTGGACCAGATTTATAGCTAAACATTATCATAATGATGCTGGCGAAAACCGAAGGGTAAATGATATATATCTTTACAAAGTTAAAATAGATGTATCAAAAGTTCTCGTGGGTAATATTCGAGTAGCTCTTAAAGATTACGAAAAAGATTCAGAATGGAATCATTATGAACATTTTAGAGAAACCCATTACGATTGGTTAAAATTAGTAAGAGAAGGTTTAGACGTAGGAACAACTCAAAGAATAGAAAAAACCGTTAAACAAGAAATGAAAAATGGTAAATCTCGTAATGTTAAAAAAACTGTTTATGAACATGTTCCCAATATTGTAAATGTCGATGGCGTATGGTTTACTGGAAATGATGTTATCCGAGGAATCGATGTTAATTCAATTTGTATTTTTAATAAAGAGGCTATTAAAGAAATAAAATATTTAGGAGAGTATTCTAAGGCTTTAAAGAATACTAACCGACCTTATGACTGAACAGCAAATAATTGAAGAAATAGCTAAATGCACTGATGTAGAAGGAGGAACAGGGTTCCAATACTTCTTTACAGAATATTGTTATGTACCTCACCCAGCCTATGGCAAAGTAAGAATGAAAGAACATTCTTACGATTGGCAACGAAAAGCTTGCATTGATTTATTAAAAAATAAAAGAATTATAAGTAAGAAAGTACGTCAGGTAGGGTTTTCTACTCTTCTTCAGGGATATGCTTTATGGAGAGGTTTATTTTTCCCCTCTCAGCAGATTACAATTGTTTCTATAGGACAAAAATAATCTATAGAGTTCCTTGAAAAAATGGAATTTATTTACAGTAATTTACCTAGATGGTTACAATCTACAAAAACAGAAGATAGTAAAACAAAAGTTAGATTTAAAAATGGTTCAGTTATTAAATCTTTGCCAAATACTCCGAACGCTGGTCGTTCTAGTTCATTATCATTATTGATATTGGATGAGGTTGCTGAGTATGGAAAAAACGCTAAAAAGATAATGGCGTCTGCTGGTCCTGCGCTTGGTCCTGGTTTTAAAAAGCCGTTTACCAATGAAGGTTTACCTTCTCAAATGGTATTGTGCGCAACTTGGCCAGAAGTAATGGAACAAAATGAATATGTACGTATTTATAGAGAAACTATTCAGCAAGGCAATAAAGCTCAATACAAAATAATTCAGCCTACTATTCATGATAACGAATTCTATTCCGATCCTTCTTGGCATGAAATGATGAAAACCGATTTAGGCTTGCATGCATATAACCGAGAAATATTAGGTATAGAACAAACCAGTCTAGAAAATTCTTTTATTCCAGAAGAAACATTAAATTCTTTAAAGTATATTCATCCTATAAGAATGGATTTTTTAAAGCCAGAAAGCGTCAATGAAGAGGGATATGCTGCGGATGAAATAGGTTTTATAGAAGCCAAAGAAAATTTTGATGAAAAATTTAACTATATAAAAGGTTTATGGGTTTGGCATGATCCCATCAAAGGCAAAGAATATGGATTAGCCTGCGACGTTGCTACAGGCAGAAACAACGACACCTCTACAATTCATGTAATAGATCTCGAGACATTAGAACAATGCGCTGAGTTTCAGGGTAAACCCAATACAGAACAATTCAAACGAATAATTAAAGTGGTAGGTCAATATTACAATCATGCAAAAGTAAGTGTTGAACGAAACTCAATGGGTGAAGGCATTTGTCAATGGTTAGCTTATGGAGAAGAAGAAACTAAAACGGAACCTTATGAAAATTTTTATTTTGAAAAATCAAGAAGCAAACATTTAATTCCAGGGCACTTTACGAGTGTTGGCAATAGATCTAGTATGTTAGCCTTAATGCTAAATTTTTTGATTAAAGAAAAAACAGCTTCTATGCCGGCTTTGAAAATTAATTCACAAAGAACAATAGGAGAATTAAAAACTTTTGGTTGGAGCAAAAAAGGACGTTTAGAAGGTATTAGTAATACTGACGACCTTATAATGGCTCTTGCTCAGTTCTGCTATTTACGTGAAATATTCTTTTTATCTGATGCTCAAGTTACAGGTCGAGGATTATTCGCTGATCCAGACGAATTAGAAAAGAAAGAAGATGAAATTAGAAAAAAACATTTTGCATATCAACCATCTTCTCCTGAAGAACCTCTAGAACAATTTGCAAAAATGGGATATTATATTGCAAAGCCTATCGAAAAAGAAATTAATGTTTTTAGTCCTGAATTTGATTTTAATGAAATATAATTTATGTCAGAATTATTTAATCATTATATAAACGAAGGCAAAGAATGGCGAGTAGACCAGATTGCCAAACGAGGAGATAAGGATCAAATAATTTTTGTGGCATTAGATACAGAAACTACGGGATTGCATACTTATATGGGACAATCCCGCAACTTAAGACAACAATTATCGTTTCCTTTAAAAAAAGAATTAGAAACTTATTTTAAACAAAACGGAATGCATCCTAATGATATTAAAGGCCGTGTTAGTGATTTTCGTCCAGGCAGCAGATGTAGAATTAGCCGAAATAGCCGCAATGGCATTTACAATAGATGGAAAAGATTTAGGACAAATGCACGAATATGTTTTATTTGATGAAACAAAAACTTTTCCTAAAATTATGAAATTAATTTCCTGGTCGACAGAAAAAAAAGAAAAAGCTCTTAAAGAACAAAAAGAAGCTTTAGATACTTTAGAAAATTTTTTAAATAAGTTCGACCCGAAAAATACTTTTATTATTGCACACAATGCCGCATTCGATTTAAGTTTAATAGTTTCGATAGGAAAAAAATTCAATCATTCGGTTGCTTCGACAATACGTAAATTTCGTTTTATTGATACAAAGAAAACTACTAAGATTAGAGAAATAGTTAAGAATGTTTTGCCTACGAAAGAATATATAAAGAAAGATGGTTCTAAAGGAGAAAGAGAATCTAATACTCAAGAGGCGTTAGTTAAAGCGCTTGGAATAGAAAATAAAAATCCGCATGAGGCCATAGGAGATGTAAAAGCTTTAAAAGAAATGTTTTTAAAGCTTGTTGATTCGCTTAGGTAACATTCCCAATTTGTATCCATTATTTAAATAATTATTCAATTGTTCTACGGATACCATTTTATTGATTAGTCCGTTGTTTATATATTTTTTGTTGGAGTTTATTCCTTTTAATTCCCCATTTAAATAGCGCTCATCTGACTTATCTACAGTAAAACGATTCCCATTTTTATCTATAACGCATATTTTATTTTTCGCTATAGGTGTTAAGGAAACATTATATCGAGGATCATTTTTATATATACTAAAATAATTACCTTTACCGTCAGTAACAATTACTTTGTTTTTTGTAACCGATTCGAGTTCTCCAGACAAAAATCTTTCATCTTTTATTGATACCTGTAGATTATTACCGTTTTTATCCCGCACACTGACTTTGCCTTTTCTTGTGGGCCATAATTTTCCAGATAAATACCTGGGGTCATCTTTCGTAACTCTATAATTTTTTTTGCCGTCAGTAACAACAACATAACCTAAACTGCAACTTTTAAATTCCCCTCTTAAATATCGTTCATCTAAAATTGATATTTTGAAATTGTTACCTAATGAATCTACTACTTGAGCTAGCCCTTTTTGATTATAAGCGCCACCTAAACTAATATTATACGTATCCTTTCTGTTTATAAATTCCCAATTGACTAATTCTTTTTCTTTTTGTTCCATTTCCTCTTTCGAGGAGCAATAAAATAATATTTCTTTTTTAAATTTATTTTTACCAAAAAGTTTTATATCTTTTTTTAATTCTCGTCCACTACCTAAATATGAACAATTTTTACATTGACAGCAATGAACACCTATATAAATTTTATTATTTACTAAATTAGTTGTTTTATATACTTGAAATGCCACAGCGCTTGACGACATAATATATATTATGAAAATTTATCATAAATAATACAAAATTTGGTTAAATCAGAATAGCATATCTTGTCTTTGTTTTAATTCTTCTATTTTTTCATTAATATAATCTTCAACTAGTATTTTGCTATGGGCAAATCCTTTGCGATAAAGATTTTGATCCGATTCGGCATATAATTGTTTTGTACGCTTATGCTGATAATCAATAAGCATTTTTAAATCTTTCTTAATATTTTGTAATTCCTCAATACTCATCTTTTTCACCTAAAGTATAATTACGGCGTTCATTAATAGGTACTTCTAATTCATCACAAAGACAATCAAACTTATGTA